TTCTTCACGCATTTTAATTCCATTCCATATATGTCTTGGGTCATAACCAGTTTTATTCCAAAAATCAACTTCCATATCTTCCAAATGCATTGATTCATCAAAGTCGTCAAGGTCAAAATTTTTCAATACAATTTCATCATACAATGGATTAAATTCGGTCTTTTTTAATTCACTTTTCTTATCAATTTTAACCAATATTTTTTTCCGAATTTCTGGTTCAAATCCAGCCAATAATATTACTACTCTTTTATTAAAGGCATCGAGATATTTTTCAAAATTATATTTACCAGTCATGTTTGGATTTTTCATAAGTTCTTCGTTACTAATTAACGTAGCACAAAATCTTTCATCGTTGGTTTCCTTGTCAGTAATTCTACGTGAACCTCCATGTGATTTTTTATATCCACTATTGTAATGATATACAACACTATCCAATTCTGGTTCTTGTGGCATATAATTAATTACTAATTTTGTTATTACATCAATATCACTAATATTTTTAATTTTTTCTAAATTAAATTCTGATTTATGTTTTTCAAAAAGTTCTTTGGCAATTGCATCACGTTTTTCAATCAGTAATTCCATATGTGCTTGCATAGCTTTTTTTCTATTATTTTTATCTTTTCCCCTTTTTCGATAAGCACTCAAACTTGTTTTTACTTTATTTTTATTTGCAATTTTTTTCAAAGGAATTCGCATATGATAAATATTTTCAACATAATTTTGATAATAATCTACAAATTCTTTACCTTTTCCATGAAGAATCAATTCCAAACCATTATCAATAAACTCTTCAATGTATTCTGGCATCACATTTGATTTAATTGTATTACCAGTTAATTTAATTTTTTCATGCACCTCATTGGTTTTTTTATCTTTAACTAATGATAATGTAGCATAATTAATTCTCGAAAGGTTCAAACAACTAATACTTTCACCATCATCGTCAATCGACATAAATGGTTTTGGCATTTCCTCTTCATTAAATTTTTCAATAAGTGCATGAATACCTACCTTATCTTTGTACTGCCACATTTCTTCACTTACTCCCTCACTTACTCCCTCAGTTACTCCCTCATTTGTTACTTTGATTTTAGTCGTATTGGGTATCTGGAAATTTATACCATCAGTTACAGCAAGTAATGCTACACACCCAAACTGACTAAACCAATGGATTGCATGTCTTAAATGTATTCTCGCAATACATGTGATTCTTGCTGCACAAACATTATCTGACCAGTTGAATGAAATATGTGAACCCAATGCACCATATAATGAATTATTCAAAATTTTAATAGGTAATTGTTTGATTTTGAACATTGCAACGTCTTTCGCTGTTAATTCATTATTAATATATTTTACGTGCACATCTCGGTCAATTTCTCTTAATAATGTAAGTTCCTCATTATTAAGTTTACCACCAGCACCCATTTTCTTATATATATTACGTGTTGTTGTTAAATATAATAATATTTTCCTCATAACACCCGTAATATCAAAAATAGGAAACACACCTTCAGTTAATTGAATCATTGGGTAAAGACTGGCGTAGTCAATTTTAATTAATCTCTCACTATAACCCGATTTATATGTTCTTGCCAATCCCCCTGAATACTTCACATACTTATCTGGTGCAGGTATTGCCAAATCGTTTTCATAACTCCAAGCTGTCATAAGTAAATTCCAAATAGCAGCAGTACCCATTGTACAAATACGTTGATATGTGGTTGGAACTATCTTTGCCAATAAAAATGATGATTGATTATAAAGTTCGTCAACCTGTTCTGTTTCCCACAAGTCATCAAGTAAATATTGTTTTACAAGTTTTTTACCACCAATAAACGTTATGAAACCTTTTGGTTGTGCTTCTGCTTTAAACCAATTAATAAACTCATTGTTTTCATTAAGATATGGAATTCTTAATTTTTTATATTGTTCTTCATCAATAACACCATTTGTTTTATTTACTTGAAGCTTATGTAAATTCTTTGCAACATCCTGATATTCATTTGGTATTTGAATATAATTATTCTTATCATCAATTAAAAATACTTTATTTTCATGATAATATTTACCAATCGAATTGTCTTCACCCTCAATATATGTTCTATTTGGTTTGGCAATCTTTTCGAACTTTGCTATATATTTCAGTCCAGCTTCTTTTATGTCACTATTAACAGCAGCAGTTCGTTTTGTAGCATGTATAATATCAATTATAGAATAACCCCACATTTCTGTTGCAGTATATTTGTCAGCAGTATTACCATACTTTACAGAAACATTACCCCTTCTTTTCAACTGAATACCTTCTTTAAGACCATTTGGAACTTCTTCAAGTTTCATTTTTAATAACTTTACCCTACCAAGAATAAAATCAAAGTCAAATGTTTCACTATAATATCCAGAAATAACTGCGGGTTGTTTATGATTTATTAAATTGAAAAAATCTTGAATTAAATGTATTTCACTTTCATCATCATTTGTTTTTTCTACTTCCAATATGGTTTCAAAACCTCTGTTGTCTCTAACACCAATTGCAAATATTCTGGCTATTTGATAACGCAATCCAGTGGTTTCAATGTCAAATGTTAATTTATGAACATTCTTATATTCTTCATAACCTTTATATAATCTACTTTGTGTTGAAATAAAAAATTGTTCCGTTCTACTTGGTGAATAAAAACAATCACGATACTTATAAATTGGGTCACCCTTCTTGTCATTAACTACATTATCTTGTTCATCAGTCAGCTTTTCATATGGGTCAATACCACCATCTTTTAAATATTTCGTAATATCATTATATGACCTACTACTCGTTATTTTATAACAATAACCATCTATAAGTCTTTTTTGATTACCTGTTTTTAATTTGGTAATAGTAATACCATATTTTATTCTCTTACTTTCTTCAATACCCTCAATTCTACCAGCATATAAAATATGTCCAAGTTTTACTAAATCCTTCATGTACATGAAAGGTTCATATCTAATATTTACAACTTTGGGGTTCTGATTTGGCTCATGTATAATACATTCAGCTTCGGAATTATTAGAATTTGTTTCAACATTAACTATATACTTTAAGTCATTGTTGTAGCCTTCAAGAAAACATTTGATTTCTCCCAATACCTTTTGTTTATTCATTTCCATTAGTTCTACCCCTTCACTTTTATACAATCATCACTAAAATAATTAAATTCAAATTCTAATTGATATGGTTCTTTTCTTGGACATAATATGTCATTTGCGTTCCAATAATCTTTTCCGTTTTCATCAATCACTTTATATCCTTTACGATGCAATGCACGCACATGTGTATAATCCAAATTCTTGTGATATTGTTCAGGATATTCACCGAAACCATAATAGTCATCAGCAATAATGTGTTTACATGGAACACAATCACAACAGGCTTCATACTTAATAATCTCAGCATCTTTACTACCGATAATCGTTGCCATTTCACAACTAAATATAAGGTCACGATACTGCTTTGGCAGTTCATGCGCCATATCGTATTTCTTTTTCTTTGTCAAAGGAAACACCAGTGGTTTCATTGGTTCACTGATTGTCTGATATGACTTGTAGATATTCTGAATATCTTCCAGATACGAAATTGCATCATCATTGCTAACATATCCAATTTGTATTTCATCAATATTATCCATACCCTGTAAAAACACCACAGAAAATAACCAGATTGGAACTTGCTTAAAGTACAGGCTTCCTTCATTCGCATGAACACCTACTTTTATTGCGAATACCACATCATGTACTTGTTTTCTTTCAAACATACTTTTCGTGTCGTCAAACTCTTTTCTAAATTCTTTACAGAGTAACTTAACCCTATTTTTTTCAATAATTGATTTGATTTCATTATTTTCGATTTCTACGTAAATCGGTATAACTACATTACCTTCTTTAAGATTTTTCCAAACTAAATATGTAGAATCTAATCCGCTTGAAAACAAAACAGCAACATTTTTACCCATTTTTAATTTCAGTATATGTTAATATTTTCTTTTTTTTGTTGTATGTATATTTTCGACTACCAATTATGAACATATTATTTTTCAATATTGATTCACTGTTTTGTGGAAATATACCTGATAACCATATAGCACTTATTGCATTTTCTCCCACAACTTTAAAATAATTATTTTTATCAATAATTTTGAAATCCAAATATACTGCATCGTTTTGATTTTCCAAAACGTTTTGTAAAAAATATGTGAAAGCAGCATATGCTTCTGATTGCAACTCTGCAGCAGAAATATTTCTATTATATATTATTGACTTTAATAAAAAATCTTGAAGTGGATTACAATTCCATTTATATAGACTTCCCATGTTTTTCTTTAATTTTTTTAATTACATCATTCAGTACTGATTCACTAACATTAGATGTATAATCTTCATTATCCATGACTTTAACAATTTCTTTGCGTTTACCTTCGATTGCCGAAAACACATAATCATCAATTGTGTCAGGAAATATTAAAGGATATATATTCACAACAGCTTTTTGTCCAATACGATGCAACCTATCACTTACTTGGTCATAATCACCCATAGAATATGGTAATGTTATCATAAATAATTTACTTGCTGCTGTTAATGTCAGACCATAACCACATGTCTGTATTGTACCCAAAAACACTTTTAAATCACTTTGAGGGTCTTGAAATTTCTTAACGATTTCTGCTCTTTCCTCATCTTTTTGGTCACCTGTATGAAGTGCAGCTACATCACCAAGTTTTTCTTTTAAATCATATAATGCATCTTTAAAGAAATCAACAATAATAACCTTTTCACCAGTTTCAAGTATATTATCAACTAATTCAATAATATGTTTTACTTTTAACGATGCTGTATATTGTCTCAATCTGAGCATTATTGTTAATGGATTACGTGTTGGATGTTCAATAAATTCATTAGCAACACTATTTTCAATATCATCATAAATTGCATATTCCTTATCTTCCATTTCAAGAATAACCCTTTGATATATTTTATCAGGTAAGTCTTTTAATACTTCAAATTTTCTTTTTCTATGTGTATATGGTGCAATTTTATAAAATAATTCTTCAAGTCTTTGTTCTGTATTATCAGTAATATATCCCCAACCACCATTTATATCAAATGTCATTCCACAGTAATATTCCTGAAAATATTTCTTGGTTGCAAAATCTGTTGGTGATATCTCATGTAAAATCGTATAGAGTTCATGTGCTCTATTTGGTGCAGGAGTACCTGACAAGAAAATTTTACTAATCTTTTCATTTCGAAATATTTCTTTATTAAATGTTCTTTTAAAATTTTTATATGTATTGGCTTTGGTGTTTTTTAATTTCTGACATTCATCACAAATTAATACATCAATATTACTAATCTTTATTTTTTTCCATTTTTGTGCAAATTTATCTTTACTTGAAGGGTTAAAGTAATCATAATTAACAATTATATATTTAGCATCCTCAATGCTACATTTATTTTTTCTCGAATTTATAATGTGATAAGTACTATTTGTAAACTTCTCAACTTCATTTGCATAATTAT